TCCTTGCGTGCCGCGTTGACCGCGGTCCCTGGAAGTACCTTGGAAAATAAAAAAGCCGCTGGCTAGGCGGCATTGGTTGGAAGACTAATGTCTGCCCAATGTGTGACACGCTCACGTCCTAACGTACCGATCGAAGAGAAGTAACCGCACTCGATCCAATCCTTGACCCGTCCGCTTGCGCTTGCAGGGAAATAGAAGATCACGCGCCGATCATGCGGCACGGTCTCAATGGGCTGCCAATCAATCATCGAACTCGAAATAAAAAAGCCAGCTCGGATGGCTGGCTTGGTTTGGGCGGACTTCTGAAACTCTTACAAGCGGGAGGATAAACCGACAAAAATGGAATGTCAAGCATTCTGCAGCTTTCTGAGTGCTTCGCGGTAATGCTCCATTTTCTCATGCTGCCGTGCAATCGCGGCCTTCAGCAATTCATGCCCGTGTACCACTCTCCGTTCGAAGGTGCGCCAATCTACGCCATCCCCGCAACGGCGCGCAAACCATGCGAGCGGTCTACCTTCGTATTGCCAGAACAGCATGACCGCGATCCTGAAACGCAACGGCATTGTGAGCAAGGCAACATTGATATCTTCAGCCTCGCCGATCAATATCGGCTCACCGCCATCGCCATAAGTATCCTTGGCTGAGATGCCATAGCACGAGCTCATGGCATAGGACATCGGAATGACCCCGGCAGTGGTCAGCGCCCAGTTACGCATTTGTCGAATGAAGTTTTCCGATACTTCTTTGTATATCCTGTCGCACATGGTCTACCTCCTCTCATCAAACCATTTGCATCGATGCCCGATCCTGGGAACGCCCTCCTGTTTCTCATTTCGCTCATGCGTACAGAGCGAACGTCCCAGGAAGACCACGTGCCTGGTGCACAGCTTGCAGCCGAGTTCATCCAACTCCAGTTGCTCCAGCGTTTCGGCAGGGTCACGGTAATAGCTCGCGGGGAGGGCATAGCTCCGTTCAGTCATTTCCGCCACCTCATGCTTGTCGGTACGGAAGAGGTGAGCTTTGGAGGGCTGGGGACCTCAACCGGCTTAGGGCTGGGAGTTCCGATTTCCCTGTTTCCCTCACGCATATAGACCGGCCTCGCTCCAGGGCCAAACAGCTCCCGCATTTCATCGGCAAACGCAACGCATTCGGGAAACATTTCCCTCACCTGCTCTTTCGTGACCGTTGCAACGTCTATTTTTTCTATCGGTTCCATACCTGTTCCATACCTCCTCGAAAGGTGTGGAAGGCGGAAACCCTTATCCCTGTTGGCTCTTCCATACCTCCATACCTTCCATACTGAAAATGATGTGTGTGCACGCGCGTGCGCGCGCGTGTGCGCATGTGCGTGTGTGCATGAGAAAAAAGGTATGGAACGTATGGAAGGTATGGAAGAATCCCTGCCCATGCGGGTTTCAGGGTTCCATACCTGTTCCATACCTTCCATACCTCTGTCTCAGAATTAGAAAGGAATCGACTCACGGTTCCCTCCATTCGCATCCCCGGACGTCGACGTTGCCTCATTTCTTTCGGGAGGCTTGTACCAGTGCCGGATGATATTTGTGCGTTTTTCAAAGCGAGTGCAACCGAGCTGGCGCAAAGCGCTGCCGATCCGGGTTTGCACATCGCGGGTAAGTTTGGAAGCGTCGAGCTTCAAGCAATCCAGCGCCGCTTCCGCCATCGAGAATTCGCGGTATTGCTTTTCCACCCAGTCATGCAGCATGTCGACGTAGGTATCTGCAACGGTGCGCTTGAGCTGCTCGGGATCGAAGATGCTTCTCTGCTCTTCGCCGGTAGGCCAGAATCTTTCTCCGGCGATAAATAGCGCGTAGGCTTCCGCGAAAAGCTGATCTCGCGCCTGGGACAACCCTTGGTAATCCACTTCCGAATCGCACTTCACAGACCAGAAGCGGCGACCGCCTGTGGGATCGCGGTTCCACTCCCACTCATTGGTGGTCCCACCAAAAACGAGTTGCCGTGGGCTGCGGATCTCTCGCCGCCCGTACACCGGCCGGAACTCATCTACTTGGCGAGACAAAAACGATTTCTGACGAGTAGCTTCCGACTTGGCCAGCGAGCCCAGCTCGGCAAATTCATACAACCATTTGCCACGAATCGCGGACATCGAATCCTTATTGTTCAGGTCCAGGTCTGTATCGCCAAACCACTCACCGCCCAATACGCGCAGGGCGGCGGACTTCAACTTCCCCTGTTCGCCCTCGAGTACCAGGCAGTAGTCGAATTTCACTCCTGGCTTCATCGCACGTGCGACCATGCCGATCAAGAACCACTTCGCGACACGGGTGGAATATTCGGTTTTTGCTATGCCCAGGTAATCGAAAAGCCATTCCTCGACCCGGGACACGCCATCCCATTTCAAGCTCTTGAGATAATCCTGGACAGGGTTGAAACTGTGAAATTTCGCGATTGCTTCCGCAGCGTCGGCGGTGAGCTTCGACGAAGGCGCGAACTTGTATTTCCGGGTGATCCACATCGTGGTTTGTGCATCGTCCTGTTCATCCCATTCGCCGATCTTCCCGTCTGCGTAGGGTGGTGGTTTGAGCTTCACCACCTGGTACGAAAAAGCGTTGTAAGCGAGGACGCCCTTCCAGGCCTCGTCGTTGCGCAATATGTCAAACACGTTGGCGAGGCAAGGAACAATGTCGCCTTTCTTCCATAGCAGCCAGGAAGAATCCCAGTCTGATCTTTCTCCTGCCTCATCGCGAAGCGGCCGTTGCGTGGAATCGCTTTTCGCGGGTTCCGCAGGCTTGCGCAGGTTTCGAATGAAAGCCTTGAGCGCCTCGGCATCCATGCCTTCCGCCACCGCGTCGGCGATATCCCATCCGGAAGGCTTTTCCCCTGGGAAGGGGATGTTGACGATCCGGAATTTCGTGTTTGCTTCCGCGGCCACCAGCTGCGCGCCGATATCCAGCATCGCTTTCATGCCAGGCTGCTTCGCTTCAGGAAGCAGGGCCAAGGTGAGCGGATCGATGCCGAGTTCCTTTTGCGTCTTGCTGAGTTTTTCCCGCTGCGCGTCGCAATCCGGCCATGCAAAGATGTTGCGGCCATAGAGCGGCGACCAATCAACCTTGTCGACGGCCTTCCCGCCTCCCGGCCAGGAAACGATCACCAGCTCGGGGAGCAGATCGACGGCCACATCCGCGCATTTCTCTCCCTCTACAAGCAGGACAGGCAGATTCGGATGAGCACCGAGGCGGTCGAGGCCATACAGAGGGCGCGGCTCCGGGAAAGAGAGCCAACGCCACTCGCGCTGCCCTGTTTCGCCATGCGCGCAGTAGCAGACGGGGAGCGTTTCCTTGCCCCCGTCGGAAGTAGCGAACCGATACACATACCCGTTGATCCGCTTTTCAGCGTCGTAGTAGGTCCAGACCGCTTGCGGTTTCCCCCGGGCGTAGTGCGCAACAGGTGGAGGGCCCGCGTCAGCTGGCGCCGGCAGGATAGGCTTCCAGGGGGTTTTTAAGACTTTCAGATCCGGCTTTTTCTTGCCCTTCGGCTTGTCATCGGTGAGGTCGATTCCGACAAGCTCGGCAACCTCCCGGGCGGCTTTCAGCTGATCGAGACCATGGAGGAAGGCGTAAAGCGACACGAGATCGCCACCGGCATCGCCGGTTGCGAAGTCTCCCCAGGCCCCAGTGTTGAGATTGATCGAGAAACTTCCTACTTTGCTATCAGCGCGGGTGGGGTTGAGGGCTTTGTATTCATGCCCATCCCGCTTGCCATCAGGCAGCCATTGCCGTAACAGGGAATCCGCACGTGACAGCGCGGCGGAGGCAATGGCTTTGAAGTCGATGGGCGGTTGTTTCACAGACTGGATTAGCTATCAGTGAATAACAGTTTTTCGTTTCTGTTTGTCAGCCAAAAGGGAACGAATGTCTTTTAAAATTGCTCTAAATTCTTCCTCTTTCCCTATTGCTTTAACAAATGTTGCCACCGCTTCAGGGTGTTGCTCCGCACATTCAAGAATCCACCTCATTCCGCCACGTATTACTTTTAGGCTGAAAAGATCATCGTGTAGCATGGCTTCCTCCTATCCGTTTCAATGCATAGTCTTTGCTTATTACCCCTGCAACCTTGTTTCCGACGGCACAGTCCCTAACCCATGTCCATTTCCCAGGCGCAAACTGCCTTGCATGACCGCGTCGAAGATGTAGCCGTGGAGAAGCATGGGCTCCGCCCACAGATGAACCAGGGTCGCTTTGCTTATTCAGATCGAGATGCAATGTCCAAAAGGAAAAAAGAGGTTTCTTGCCCCACCTTGCGCGGGCTTTTTGGAGCTTTTCTGGAGGACGATGTTCGATACGGGAAACGTTTGAACAGTTAAGGGCGGACAAAAACGCGCAGACACCGTTTAGCACATCGGTTATTGCAATCTCGATCTGTGCGTCATCATGGTGAGGGAATATTTTCCATCGTACGTCTGAGTTATTTATTTCATGAATCTCCGCCCATGAAACAAGATTCCATTTGCGACTGCGAGAATCGCGAAGAAAAACCACCCAAAGGGTGGTTGACTGCATTTCATTCACAAGAACGCCTACAATCCAGCCTGAGGAAGGATTTGCGCACTCGTACCAACATACCGAGTAGGGATTCCTGACGAGGTGCGGGATTATCTTCGCGCCTGCCTCAAAGGCGCCCATATCAAAGCAAACTGCGTCCTCCGCTTTCTTACTAACCCAATCCCAAATCCCTGGCGCGGCCGGGCTTTCGTACACAGCATTATTAAATGCTAGACATCCCCTAGGTTGCTCTAGCAATTCGGTAAGGTGACAATTAGCCATTTTCTTTGCCCGTCTTCGCCAGCATCGCCTTTGCTTTCGCAAACCAAGCATTCGCCACGGGCTTCTTGTTCCTGCGCTGCCTGATCGCATAGGCCAGCGCGAATAGCTGGCGAAGACGGGGCGATGCAGGACGGCTTGTCATTTCCGTTGCTTCTTGCCGTTGCGCGGCTGCCGCCGCCTTTCCTGCACTATCGATTCAATCCGGCTTGCAAACTCGGCAACAGCCGAAAGATGATCCATGGATTCTTTCTTGATGCGTTTGAATTCCACAGGATCGATGACGCCATCCGCCAGCGCTTTCTGGATGGAGTTGAGCCAGTCCGTCTTTTCCCGCTCCATGTTGATGATGAGGTCGAAGAGCTCTTTGTCGGAAGCGCCTTCGTGCTTCGCGATGTGGATGCAGATCATGCTCCGCTGACCAGCAAATTCCTTCGCGATCTCATCGGAGTCCGCGTACATCTGGATCTCCTCCAGTTCCTTCTCGGTGGTGTGGTGCGTAGAATTGTTCGGATTGACTTTGTTCTGGAGGACGTGCTTGCTGATGCCCATGCGGGCGGCCATTGCCGGCACCCCGCCTGGGTAGTTGTGCACCACTCGATAGACCACGTCCTTGACGCTCATGTCGTTTTCACCCCAAGAACGACGTTTTTATTCTGCGGAAACTGATTCATCATGTGATCGCGCTGCGGTAAGCCGCAGGTTTTCCGGAAGTCCATCGCTTGGATGCGGGTAAATATCGGGACGGAGCTCGTGGGGTGTTACTTGGTAGTCGGTTGCAGCCGAGATAGCCAGGACCCGTTCAGATGAAACCTCGGTTTTCTGGAACTTTTGAATGGCCTGGTAGGTGACGCCAACACGAGCAGCAAGCTGACGTAATCCGACCAGTTCGATCGCTTTTGAAAGGGAGTTCGTATGTTCCATTCGGCGATATTACAACCAATTGTTGTAAAGAGTCAACAACTGATTGTTGTTTCCAAACCGCGTACTATCGCAACGATGAGCTCCGAGGAAAAAGAAGGCTTTGCGCGACGTATGAACCGGGTTGCGGATTTGCTAAAAATCCCACCGAAGGGCCAAAACCGCCAATTTCTACTTGGGAAAAAATTCCATGTTTCGCAGGAATCGGCAAGAAAGTGGTTGGAAGGTGAAAGCTTTCCTACGACAGAAAAATGTATCGAGATTGCAAAGGAGGCGAATGTAAGCTTTGAATGGTTTGTAACCGGACGTGGCGACGAGCCCTTTATTTATGAGGCCGCACCTGAGTCCCCTGAAGAAACTGTGCTTCGCGTTATGGAAAAAATGGATGAGCAAGACAAGTACAAGCTTGTCCAGCTGACAAAAGCACTCGCCACTCCTCCTCCAGTATCTCAGCCCGAATCGGATCCAAAGCCCGCGAACCGCGGTCGCATGCCGTTGCATGGCCCTGATGCTACGGTAGTGCCGGAAAAAGGAGATAGTCGAAAAAGGAAGACGCAATGACCCAGCCACCGCCATTTACCCTAGCTCCCAAAACAATTTCACACACCTCTATCGAGGCTTTACGGACATTACTGAAGCAAGCAGAGAACGGTGAGTTAATCGGTGTCGCCTTTGCGGCGATGTACCAGGACCGCACCTTCGACGTAGATACGGCAGGCGAAGCTCACCGTAGCCCGGGTTTTGCAATCCAAATGTTAATGTGTCTGATATACCGCCTTTTGAAGAAGGTGAACGGGTGAAAAAATTGGTGGCAATAGGAATTGTGTTCGCCATGATTCCCGCTCACGGATTTGCTCAAGGAAACAAGAGACAACCCAAAGACCTGAAGGCAGAAATTGCAAAATGTGCGAGTGCCTCGACCGCGCTAAGAAGACTAGCTTGTTTTGATGAACTTACCTTACGACTCGGCATAGAAATTCCCAAGGAAGGCCAAATTGCGACATCCTCAAAAGACCAAGAGCCGCAGAAACCCAAGCCCAAAGACGATGGAAAACAAAAAGCTCGGATGAAATTTATTCAAGAGGCTATGAAGGTAGGTGTTCTTCAAAAAATCGAATTCCCCGGGGAGATGCCTCACATGTGGGTAACCCCGACCTTTCACTCATTGGATTTTGAGGTAAAACAGAATCTTTGCTTGGTAGTTTTCCAATACTACAAGATAGACTGGAACCCAAAACTATCCCTGGTAATACTCAAGGACAGCAAATCAGGAAAGCGAATTGGTAACTGCAGCCCTGAACTGGGATTGAGACTGGATTGACATTCCGTGTGCGGCCGCATCATTCAGACTGATTTCCGCAAGGGGTACGCCCGGAAAGTTGGCTGGGACGTGAGCTATGAACCCGCGTGGGTGGGCGGCGATCCTATCCCCCAATACAACGTATGCCCTGGTGCGCCTATTCGAATTCTTGATATGCGTGGGAGTGGGCCGAGCGTATGCAGCAACCGATGGGGCTATCGCACTCCTAAGGAGGCCCAAGAAAACAGGAAGCCTTGGATCAATGCGCGGATTGAGAAAGCCTTAACCGGGCGATACTTCCGACATATGTTCCGAGCCGGCCGCGTGATTGTTCCCTCGGAAGGATGGTATGAATGGACTGTAGAAGGCGGCAAGAAGCAGCCATGGTTCATTACCCGGATTGCGGATGAACCTATCTTCATGGCTGCCCTGACCAACTTCATCCGGTGGGAACACAACATGCCCCATCAAGAGGTCGAGACCGGTGTGGTGATCGTCACAGCAGGTGCAGAGGGAGGAATGGTAGACATCCACGACAGGCGGCCTGTGGTGCTTGAGCCCGAGGACGCCAGGCGTTGGATGGACCCGGAAACGCCGGTCGAGGAAGCTGCTCACATAGCTCAGACGAAGTCCCTCCCGACTGAAGCGTTCATGTGGTGGCGGGTCGACCGTGGGGTAAATCGATATGCGCTATACAACAATGGGAAGCACCTACTCACGCCCCTTCACCAGGAATAACCTACCTCACGACAGCCTGCCTGGCAGCTTCCAATCCAGCCTTGGAAAGAAACGCCGATCTAGACTCTCCCGTCCGCGCCGCGCCGGCATCTATCACCCGAAGAATCTTTTTCGGGATCGTAATATTTATCCGTTCCACGCCATTCTCCAGTTGAGATAAATCAACTTCCACCAGGGCCCATACCCAGCTTTCGTAGTCTGAGTTTTTCCGATGCTCCTCTATGGAGCCCGGAGTCGGAAACGCCAAGCTCTGATCCAAATATCCCTCCAGGTGCAGCAGAATTGCCTCCTGAGCATTGCTCATGGCCTCGTCAATCGTATCTCCAGCTGAGAAACAACCGGGCAGATCCGGAACCACTACGCCGTAAGCCTGGCTATCGTTTCCAGGTTCAATTGCTATCGGATATCGCATATACCCTCCTCATTTTAATCCCGCCTGTTTCAAAATCGCATTAACTAATCCAATCCCCAAATCCTTCTTAGGGTGCGGCACTGTCACGGTCTTGCCGCTTTTGGTCATCTGATGGTGGCTGCCTTTGATCCGGCTGACTTCAAAGCCGTTTTCCTTCAGAAGCTGGATTAGTTTTGTGCTGTTCACAGTGTGTATTATACACACTATCGTATAGAAGGCAAGAACTTTCTATAACGCGGTCCCTAGCACATAAAATACAACAATCAGTTGTTGACAGAATATAACTTCTGGTTGTAATCTTCGCCATCCACCGTACAAGATACGAATTTCCGGTGTAGCTGGCATTGGTGAGTACGGTGGATACGCCCGCAAGGGCCGTCCCCCAGCCGGACGCCAAGCCGGAGCCATCGAGGGATAGCGGGAACGCCGTAACCCGCACTTAACAATGGAGGCGTAGAAGAACAATGCAAACCCTAATTCAATCCCCCGATCTCGTTCACCAGGCGCTATTGCCGGTGAACAAGGTCACGCCATCAGCCACCAATCCCCGCAAGCGCATCACGGATGAAATGATCGGCGAACTGGCCGCGAGCGTCGCCAAGGTGGGCGTCCTGCAACCCATCCTGGTGCGGCCGACAGGTTCGCGGCCGCATGCCTTGCTTGCTGAAACCTACGAAATCGTCGCGGGGGAATGCCGCTATCGCGCCGCCGTCAAAGCAGGCCTCGAAACCATCCCCGCGACGATCCGCGATCTTACCGACCTCGAAGCGCTCGAGCTGCAGGTCCTGGAAAATCTCCACCGCAACGACCTGCACCCCATGGAAGAAGCGGAGGGATTCCGCCAGCTGCTCGATTCCAACGGATACACCGCCGCCACCCTTGCCGAGAAGATCGGGAAGAGCAAGGCCTACGTGTATGCCAGCCTTAAGCTGTGTGAACTTTGCCCGAAAGGAAGGGATGCATTTTTTGAAGGCAAGCTGACCGCCAGCACTGCGCTCCTGGTCGCCCGGATCCCGGGGCAAAAGCTGCAGGCGGAAGCGCTAGAGAAAATCACGGCACCAGATTATTACGGTGCGACACCGTCGTATCGCAGGGCGGCTGAGATTGTCCAGCGAAACTTCACCACGAATCTTGATGGCGCCATCTTCGACGAAGCCGATCCAGGTCTCTTGCCAGAGGCCGGGAGCTGCATCGACTGCCCGAAACTCAGCGGTAATGCACGAGAAATTTTTCCCGATATAAAAAGTGCAGACGTCTGCACGGATACGGTCTGTTTCCAGTCGAAGCGCCTGGCTCACATCGCGCGCCTGAGAGCACTGCCCGATACTATCCAGGGAGAAGCAGCGATCGAGTTGCTACCGAATCGATGGTCGCAGCCGCTGTCTCCCGACTTTAAGCTACCTCATTCAAAGCCGGAAGGAGCGAAGGAATCGTGGGAAAGTTTGCTTGGCGACGAACTGCCCACACGTACTGTCATCCGCGACGATGAGAGCGATCCCATTGTCCTGGTGGATGTTGTTGCCGCCCAGAAGCTACTTGATGAAAAGGGCATCCAGCTCGAACCGGAAAAGGAGAGGGAGCTATCACCTTACGAGATAGAGCGAATGGAACGAAGAATTGCCCAGGAGGCCGAGGCGAAACGGCGTGTCGCCCTGTTGGCCGCCTTGCACCAGCAATTGGCAAGCGGAGACGTGCTCAGAAAAATACTTAGGGCCACGCTCCCGATGGTGATCGTAAATTTATTTGAGCAGTTCGACACACAGGACGCAATGCAGTTTTTTTCCGCACGAGGCGAGAAGGACTGGCTGTTCACCCTGGACGAAACCGAATGGGAAGGACTCATCTCGGAGATGTTCCTGAAAGACCAGGAGCGGCTACTCATCGAATTGTTCGCGGTTACCGCCGATAGGAATGGTGGACTCATACCAGGTTTTTACTGGAAACCGGGCGAGACGGAAGATCTTGATACGTTCAACGCCATCCTTTCCGCCGCCGGCATCGATCCCGCTTCCAATCCCGGCGAAACACCTACCCACCCCGCGTCGGCTGCGCATGCAGAGGAAGAGGTTGCGTGCGCGGAAGAACCGGAAGCCGCGAAAACCGCTGCGCACGCCGGCGAACCGGACGGCGAAGACCAAGGGCCAACCCCGATCCAGGCGGCTAGCGCCGCGAGCAAACGAGCGGCCAAAATGCCGGCCGCTAAGACAGCCGCGGAGGCTGTATGAAGCTCATAGGGCTGACGGGGCCAGCGGGATCCGGCAAGGATACCGTCGCGAGATTCCTCTGCGATACCCAGGGCTTCGTGCAGGTGGCCTTTGCCGATGCAATGCGGGAAGGCCTGAAGGCGATGCTTGGCCTAACCGATGAGGATCTGTCCGATCGGACCAGGAAGGAGGATTACATACCCTGGCTTGGTAGATCCCCTCGCTACCTCATGCAAACCCTGGGCACGACGTGGGGCCGCAACTGTATCAAACCCGATCTTTGGGTTCAGCTGGCAGCACGAAAAGTTGATGCATATCGCCGCGCCTCACCTTGCCTGCACATCAACGGCGTCGTCCTGAGCGACGTCCGGTTTGAAGACGAAGCGGAGTACGTGCGGCTGCAGGGCACCCTCTGGCACATCCATCGTACCACCCTGGCTTATACCGGCTTGGCCAGCAGTGCCCTGCAGCACATCAGCGAGCAGGGCGTTGCGTGGCTTCCGCGCGATTGCACGATCCACAACAACGGTTCCATCGACGACCTCTATGAGACCGTCGCCACCGTTTTTTCCAATGAGGAGTAGATCATGCCCGAACACAAATTGATAAAAAGCGATGATCCGATGACCGTATGGGCCTGGGCAGCAATTATCACTGTGCTTGCCTTGATCGGGTGGATAGGCAACCAGGACCGTAAGCCCGAATTCAGCCAATGCCCGAGGGCAGGGGAGGGGCAGCAGCTGGTCGGCCGCGGCCATACCGAAGCGGACGGCGAACCAGGTGAGCTGATGTGCATCTACGCCATCGACACGCACTACGACAGGATGGTGGCAGAGAAATGACTAACGGCAAAGCGGCACTTCAACATACCGCATATACCTATCACCCATTACGCCCGAGCATGCTGACACTGTTGCAGGAAATGCACGGCGCAATGCACCAGGTGGAGGCGCCGATTCAGTACGCCAGAAAGCGGTTTCTAGCGAAGGTGGAAGTCCTCAAGCCCAGGATACTGGAGATGCATGCAAAAGGACTTTCAGTCCCAAAGATGGCGGCAGCGCTTGAACTCACATATAGCGCCACGTACGAGGCGCTCCAGGAGTGTAAACGGCAGGCCGGCATCAGCTAGGCGGCACCGCCCAGCCGAAGGTGGCGGTCTATAAATAACATCGCCAGCGGCGTGCCCTCCCACACTTTTCAAAGCCGCCCGCCCCGGCCGGATGCCGGGATCCGAATATCGTGCAGGGGTGAATAATGACGACCGACGAAGAAAAGATAATGGCGCTGCTCAAGAATGCGACATGGCAGGAGCCCGTGTCATTCGACACGCTCGTGGAGACGATGAAGGCTACGTTGACGGCAGTTGGAGTGCAACTTGTCCTGGATAGCCTCTATGGTTCGGCGAAGATCAATCGATGCAAAGTCACCCGGAATGACTGCACGCAATTCATGTTCTGGCCAACCGGCATTATCACGAAATCCAACTTTCGGCAGTACCAAGCCCCCGATACTGCACCCATCAGGGATGTTAAGCCACTTACAAAAAAGGAGCAGTCTATGAAACCCGTAACAGGCAAAGCTCGAATAATGCTCGAGCTGCTTATCAAGCAAGGTTCCGCCACAGCCAAAGAGCTGTGTATAGCGGCCGACACATCGGCAGTAAAACCATTTCTCCCCAGCTATTTCGAGCGCGGGCTGCTGAGGTCCGAAAAAACGGAAAACGGCACGATATACAGGCTAGCACCAGGTGTGATCCCTGAGGAATTACTGCGCGAGAAACACGTCGCGCCTGTTGATCTCGGTCAGCCAATCCCCGAGCCGGAGGAAAATCGCGAGTCGATGGCAGTTAACGATCCGGAAACCAGATCTGAGCCGGTCCGTATTCTTTATAACCCCCTTCTAGATCCGAGAAAACTCAGCAAGGATATGCATGCTGCGAATGGTATGTTCGCAGAAGCCGAACGGCGGTTCCGGCTCGCACGGACTTCAGATGAAACGCTACTGCTTTTTGGACTCGGCGCAGATCCGATCGAGCTCAACCAAGCGCAAACCCAGTTGCTCATCAGCTTCGTGACGGCTTGGCAGGGCAACGAGGCAGGGGCATGAAATGATCAGCGAACACCAAAAATTCCTTCAGACGAAACATACCTGGCGCCTAGCGAAGCAAGCAGAACTGGAAGAGGCGCGGGTGGAATACCTGGAGAAAACCCGGAAGATCATCGAAAAATACGACGCGCTCCACCGCCGGCACCATTTCGGAAATCTGGGAGAGGAGGTTATCCATGAGCTCAAGTAACGTGAAAGGGTGGCGACTCGTGCCGGCTGAGCTAACGGCTGAAAACGGCATGAAGGCTGCGTTGATGGGAGAGTTTCAGGTATCCATCACTGAGTGGGACGAGGCGGGAAATGAGTATATCCGTAAAATTGATGTGCCATGGCACACGATAAAGCGGATTCACCACGCGATAGTCGCCGTAGCCCCGACACCGCCAGTCCCCGTGCTGCAACTGGAAACGCATCTGAGCGACCGGGATGTGAAGGCGCTACATGGCTATCTGGCGCAGGCCGGAGCAGTGACACCGCCAGCGCAGGAGGATGAGCCGATCTGTCAGATGAGCTACGATGGGGTTAAGTGGATTGATATACCAGAAGAATCATTTAAAACCTGGAACCCAGGAGGCAGCAATCCGCTGCGCCGGAAACTCTACCCCAGCCCCCAATCCGCCGACGAGCTGCGAAAGGCGGCAGATAGGTTACTAAACGCTGTGGTAAACGACGCAGTAATGCGTAATGTATTAGATACGGAATTTTGGGATGCGGCAGATAATCTCCGCGCCGAATTGGAGCGCCAGCTTTGACCGCCCTCCTGATCTTCGCGGCCACTTTCATCATGGTCTTCGCCCTGGGCTTTCAATCGCTGAATGTGAACAATGGCCATCATAAGGCGGCATTCCTGACCAGTTTCGTGCTGGGTACCGGGAACCTGGTAATCCTAAAGCTGGTGCCGGATACCAATTCTCTCCTGGAGATCTCCGCGTATCTTCTCGGCGGGCCCTTCGGCATCGTGGCCAGCATGTATGCGCACAAACGGATGATGGGAAGGAAGCGGTGAAAACCCTCGATTTGAAGGACGCGGCCGCCTTCCTGCATATGCATCCCATCACGCTTTTACGCAAGGCCCAGCAGGGCGACATACCCGGCGCAAAGCCGGGGAAGTGCTGGGTATTCCTGGAAGTTGACTTGGTCGAGTATCTGCGATCACACTACACGCGGCGAGCGTCAAGCGATAGCAGCTACAAGGAGGAAAAACGATGGCTATCTATAGACGTGAAGGATCGTCGCACTGGTGGATCGATATCACGCCGCCCACCGGACGACGAGTACGCGAAAGCACTGGGACTACCGACAAAAGGAAAGCCCAGGAATACCACGACCGCCTGAAATCTCAGCTTTGGGAACAACAGCGCCTCGGCACCCGGCCGCGCTACACCTGGCGGGAAACCGTCGTGCGGTTCGTTTCGGAAGCAGAGATCGATGGCAAAGCGTCGGTGAAGAACGACCGTGATGCGCTGCGGTGGCTCGATCCATGGCTTGGCGACAAGTACCTGGATGAGATCGGCAAGGACTTGATCCAGGCTATCACCAAAGAACGCATGAAGCCCTACGTGCGGATCTATGAAAGCGGGCAGAAGCGCGAATGCAAGCCCGGAGTGGATACGGTCAATCGCTTCCTGACCACCTTGCGCGCGGTGCTTACCAAGGCGCGTGATGAGTGGGAATGGATCGATCGCATTCCGAAGGTGAAGGCGCTGAAAGGAGCCGTGAGCCGGATCCGGTGGATAACGCGGGAAGAGGCGGATTCTCTTATCGCGGAACTGCCGGCGCACCTGGCGGCCATGGCGCAGTTCAGCCTGGAGACGGGACTACGGCGGGCGAACGTGACGCACCTGGAGTGGTGGCAGGTAGACCTGGCCAGGAAGACGGCCTGGATACCGGCCGGAAAAGCGAAGAGCGGCAAGGCGCTTGCTGTGCCATTGACTGACACAGCCGCGGCGGTCCTCGAGGCCCAGCTCGGCAAACATCCGACGTGGGTTTTTCCGAAGGCCGGCCGGCCCGTCCATCAGACGAGCACGAAGGCATATCGGGCAGCAGTGGAAAGGGCTGGGCTGGTCGACTTCTGCTGGCATGACCTGCGCCACACGTGGGCGAGCTGGCACGTGCAGAGGGGTACGCCCCTGAACGTGCTCCAGGAGCTGGGCGGCTGGGCTTCGGTTGCGATGGTGCAGCGGTATGCCCATCTGTCGGCCGAACACCTGAGGGCCTGGGTGGAAAAGCCGGCGCTGGCGCTGGTGGTAAACAATGCGCGGCACACTGGGACGCGCGGCTAGCGCGTCACATTTGCGTCACAGTGGAACGGGAGCAGGGGAGGGGAAGGTTGCTTTGGCTTGCTTAAGGGGCTGAAAAACCTAGGGAAATTGGTAGGCGCGATTGGACTCGAACCAACGACCCCCACCATGTCAAGGGGACGGACGCTTTACTGCATTCTTTAACTTATTGATATTACTGCTATTCTTACGCTCGCCAATTTCATAATTAGCATTGTTTAGCGGTATTTTGGGGCATTATCACCTCACTTACGTCACATTTATGTCACAGTGGCGACGGTGTAAGAAAAAGCCAGCAGCGGAACCCGTTTTTTCCGCAATTCGTAGTTTTTTCCGCAATTCTTTCCAGGGGTGCTCACTTGACCGGCCGGATTGTCGCCGGCAGTTCATCCGGTGACTCGACATTGACCGGGATCGGCGGCAGCCACTTCAGCGAGAACTTCCTGTTTGCAGCTTTGGGGCCTGACCAGAATCCGTGCCAGTGAGCTCGGCGAATATGCGGCCGCGGCCCGGCATGGACTCCGTCGCCCGTTTCACCGGCGGCACGTGCCTGACGCAGTGCAGCTCCCAGTCTTACTCCCACGTCCCATGTTGTCGGCTTATCTGGTGCAAAAATTCGTGGGCCACGTTTGGTTTTCTTTGGCTTAGGATTCGCAGGAAGGTGCCTGCCGTCGCCGATCTCGGCATTCTGGCTGCACAGGTAAAGCAGCAGCGAGATGAGAGGCTCTACAGCTTCGGAAAGCGGTTTTGCTAGGCCGGTAGGAGTCGATACTCCCGCTCCCATTGCATGGATCGATGCTGTATCGGTCATCCGTCGAATGGATTCGGCCAGAGACCAGGAGCCAAGATGCAAGGGTAGAGAAGTAAGGCTGCTCTCGGTATCGAGTAGCAGACGCAGCTCAGGACGGCCGTTGTTGGCATCAGACTCTAGGTGCGCGAAAAAGCCGTGTAGCACAGCCTTACTCCACATCAAGCCCGGAGTCTCGATATACACGCACCACTCTGGAAGCCGGTACAGCACATCGTGTGGAAGGTCGCCGGAGATCGGCGTATCGCCGATGGCCGAGTATAGATCAGGGTCGAAGCGATATATGCCTTGAGTGACACGCCAAGCGCCGAGGCCTGCGAGTCGAGCCACATCGCCGACAGTATCGAGAGAAAGGCGGTTAGCTCCGCCGCCTGATACGATTGCATACCATCCGGCTAGAGGCAAGAAACACCACTGCGGCCAGGCCGGGAGCCCGCTGCCGCGGTCTGAGCGGAAAGAGTCTGCCTGCACCCAGGCATCAGGAAAGCGTTTACCCGCCGCAATGAGGTGATCGCGTGGGCGGCAGGGGTTCATTTCTTTACCTTGAGCTGGAAAAGCTCCCAAAATGCGGGGTGCATGCGGCGCTCCCCGTATTCCCATTTCTGCCAAGCCGTCATATCGCAGTAGATCAGGGCAGCAGCCTGAGTCTGAGAAAGCCCGGATGTCTCCCTGCTAGCGCGGATTTCCTCCGGCGATGGATTACGCCCCTCTCGGGGCGTACGTTTGGAGCGGTTGGGGTGGTTCGGCATTTTTAGAGGTAAAACTCGGGTTCGCCGTCGAAGTCTTTTCTGGCTAGTATGGTTTCGTATGAAGGAACGAGGTTAACCCCGTTTCCTGTTACCAATGCCGCTTTTCTGGCGGACAGTTTGACGACGAGCCAATAATCAAAGCCGCATTCTTTGGCGGCTTCCAGCACTTCGCTGGTGTAGTCGATGTATTGCGCTACGTCTTGAGCATTCAAGTTTCCGATCATTGCCATTTTCTTCTCCCAGCCCCTGGTCCCGAGGCGCGGTGTCTGCGATGTGCTGACGGGTCCCATTATACAGACAATGTCTGTATTGTCAAGGGGAAGATCAATTATCCCCGCATGTAATGACTGGCGCCGCCAACCCGCACGCCGGCATATATCGCGCTGGCCTTCCAGGCTGATACCCCTGTAAGTATGCAGGCCTCGTACAGCACCTTGTCGGCCACATCCCGTGGCAGAGTTCCGACGCTATACAGGTAGTCATGCACCACGCCGGCTTCATCCGCGAAACCGTTCAACAGCAGGTAAACGAATGGCAGTCGCGGGATCGAGGCAAGATCCGTGACGAATCCCTCCGGCACTTTTATGATCGTGCTGGCCACGTCGGAACGGTAAACCAAAGGCTCGTTGACCTGGTAGAACTGCCGTCCATCCCTGTTCCGCAGCGGCTGATCATTGCAGTCCGTCATCAACGTCATGCTCAGCCGGGAGTAAAATTTGCTCCTGCGCGCGAACAAGGTGCTCACGGCGCAGGCTCGGCTGAATTAGCAGGTGCGGCTGGCTTGGATAGCGTACGGTCCAGAAGCAACGCGCCCCCAGCTCCGGCTGCAGCTGCGGGCAAACCTCCGCTAGAAATGGCATTCCCGACCAGTGGAATTATTCCGGCGCCAGCGCCGGCAAGAGCAGCCGTTACCGCAGCCTTGGCAGCCTGTTCCGACGCAATCTTGAGAGCATCGGCCGAGATTCGCTGTCCCTCGAAAGCTGCAACGCCGGTCTCTTCCAGGTCTACGATGATTTTGTCGCCGTCCTTCTCCAACCTCGCCTTGACCTGGGCGATTTCCTTACCGGATTTAACCAGCAGCTCGAAGCCCGGATGACCATACTCATCCGTGGTCTGCCGCAGCGTATACGCACTGGATCCGGCCATTGTCAGTGATTGGCAGCCGGTCAACGCCAGCGCGATTGCGAGGATGATGTATTTCACGATTGCACCTCCCCTTCCTTGGTCTTAATTTCATCCTTTACCCGGTCCTGCACCTCTTGTTCCACCTTGGCCTGAGTTGTGTCCCGCAGCGCCAGGCCGACCACAACAACAACGGCACCCTGGACAAATTTCAGGTATTCGCTGTTCTGCAGCTCGGGAGCGTAAAAGACGATGAAGGTCCAGATTACAAAGCCGACGATCCCGATCATGAGTTGCATCATTGTTCTAAATTGCATTTCTTTTTCTCCAATAAAAACGCCCGCGAATGCGGGCATACCAAACCATTAACCATGTGTTTTAAATCGAACGTAGAGCCTGTGCGTCGATCAGATTTCGTGCGATCAGAAGTACTTTATCTGCACGGTTCCATCTTCCCGGAGCCGCCGGGAAAACACTCGCAGACCCATTGATTTCAGCTTCCCCTTCACGTTTTTATGCTCTACCGGCTCGGGAGGCGGATAGCACACCATGGCCTTGAACTCACAATCCCGGCCCGCATTCAACCGTTGGAGCATGTCGATTAATTTTTGAGCCGTGTCGGATTTTGGGCTGCGCTTGAGGAACACAACGCCCCTGTATTTGGGTCGCTCATCCATATCTCCTTGCACGTGGAAGCGGACGATTCCACATGTAGGAGTTTCCCAAACTATCGACGTGGTCCCCTGCTTCCAGTCGAAGTCTATCGGTTTCATAATTTGTGGCTTTGGATTATCCGTATAAGTTTTTCTGCATATTCAGGATCTGTTGCGTACCCTGCGGCCGCGACTTCCTCGGCGAATCGGATTGCATCATGGGGGTATTGCAGCGCCTTGCTGTAGCGCGGATTCACGTGGAAGAATTTCGCATGATCCAGGATGCATTCCTCCCACGTCTCATACGCCCGCCATCTCGCGGGCAGGCGCACCCACTGCCCGTTGATGTGCTCGCTGGTCATCATGGTGATGGTGGGGCCCAGCCAAGCCTTGTCGGCTTTCACCCCGAAAAGGTTCTTTGCTTTGACGCTTAGCCCAGACGTTCCCCATCCTGACTCGAGCGCGGCCTGGGCCACGCTGAAGCCGGACGGAATACCCTTTTCAATTTCGCAGCAGTCCGCCCCCGGGCGGATCGCTGTAATGAAAGCGATTGGTGTCATCAGTGACCTCCTCCTCGTTCGAGTATCCTGTCGATGCGGTTATGGGCCTCAGTAGCCGTTTTCTTTGCGTCTTCTATCCTGGTATGCATTGCGCGGATATCTGCTCTAATCCCGCCCCAAATTGCCGCGCCCGCTACGAGCTGGCCCCCGATCCACATCCACACATCAATTGGCATGATTCCCCTGGGCGTAAAAAAAGCCGCTCGACGCGGCCGGTATCTGAATTCCTGAGTTTTTAAAGTGGCAGTTCTGTTGCGGTCACGACGTCAATGAGTCCTGCATCAGATTTGATCTTGAGTTGATCCAGGAGGGCGGCAAGCACAGGTCCATTTAAATTCGTAATGCGGTGGTGATAGTTTTGCCCCCAGCCTCCCGCCGCGACCACGCTGTCAACATAATTGCGCGCATCGGTCGCCGTTACCACTCCGCTGCCAGCATCGGTTTGAATGCCACCCACAATTTTCATGATGGCCTTCCAGTCCAGCGCCGGATTCGTACCGTTATTCTCGGTGTGCGGATACTGACCGAAAAAGAAACTCGGAGTAGCGCCCTTGTAGATACCAAAAACGGCCTTGATACCGGCAGCTACCGCCGCTTTCATCACTTCGCCGTCACTCGCGCCTTGATTCACTGCCCAGTACTTCGACTCTTCCTCGTAGCCATTGTCGATCAAGAGCCGACGGCCTAGCTCAATATCTTCCGCGTACCGGGTATAGTCATTTCGAGCGAAGCCGTATCTGAATGTGAAGTTCGCCGCTGTTCCCGTGGTCGTTATATCAATTACATTGGTATTGTTGATTGCGTCTACTTCTGTCGGATAGAGCGCAAATGCGGTCGTGGTCGTGGCCACCGCCCAATAGACTTTCCCCGTAACAAGCGGCGCGGGAAGGCTAGTCCCGGAGAATACGATGGGATACCCTGCATACCCGCCCAGTGTAAATATTCCGTGAACGGCAGACGCTGTAATTGTGTTGGACGTCGTGTTAACTGACGCCACCGTCCTTGCCGCATACCCATCCGGGCCAAGAAGCCGGATTCCGTCATTAAAACTGCTATTCGCCGGGTCGAAGTAGCTCTGAAAGAAGTTATCCCATCCGGCATTTGC